AGTTTTAACCTTTCACAGTTCTCATCCGTAACAGTGATACCAGAAGCAATTCCAAGGATTTGAGTTTGAACTCCCGCGCTATAGGCTGTTTTACATACATCTGAATTGTTTATTACAATAGATGGTGCTGATGCGGTCGGTGGAGTTTTATCTACAGTAACAGTGCCGCTAGATACGGTAGATACTGTGTTAGTTTGTGCTAAAGCAGAAGTGCTAATAATTAAAGTAAGAAAAAGAATCGTAAACAGTCGAAGCATCTACTTCTCCTTGCTATTTTGATTCCCCTCCTGTGTAGATTCAGTTGCCTTTTTATAAAAAATTATAATCTCTTTTTGTTGTAATATAAATCTTTTAATTTCTTGCATATTTAATGCAAGCATTTCGTAAGTTTTTGGCGTTATAGCATAAAAAACAAATTCCTCATTATTTTGTTCTTTCTGTATTTGTGTCAAAAACTTTTGTAAATTATCCTTATTTACAACGTCAAAATGAAGTTTATCTAATAATAGAGGTTTAGGATCGGAGGGGGCGATAATCTTATTCTCTACGGGTTTAGAAAAAACATCTAATTTTTTTACAGTATCACAAGCAGTCAGTAATAATACTACACTACTTACTAGGAGTAGGTTTTTTAGCACCAGAAATCTCCTCAAGTTCATTAATCAAATTAGTAGTTCCTTGATTTATTTTTTTCTCCATCAAGGCGGGTTTTGCTCTACTTAATTCTTCTAAGTCATGTCTACGAAGTTTTGAAGAAAGTTTTTTATATCCATCCTCTGCTTCACTTAATTTATTTTGTAGATTACCTACTAATTGTGCTTGTTTTTGGAAGTTTTCTTCCATAGATTTAATTGCTTCTTTTTGTGAAGAAACAGCTGTCTCAAGCTTTGCGTTGTTTTCATACAAAGCAGCAATCTTAGCCTGAGAATCTTTGTAATATAAAATAAAGCCCCCTGCCATTACTGCCATAACAACAAAAGACATAATTGCTAATTTAAATCCCATAGAGTAATTCTATAGGATTTAAACTTCGCCGTCAAATTTTTTATTAAAATCTTCCAAGAAACCTTGCAATAGGGTGTACAAAAGGAAGTAAGGATACCGCCATAAGTAAGTTCATACCGGTATGTGCTATTGCTATTCTTAGCGTATCGCCCTTAGGCATTCCGTCTGATACAAACAGACCGGCTAACCATATCGTTCCTGTTGTGCCAATATTTGCACCTAATACAGCTGCAATAGCAGCAGGTAATGGTACTGCTCCTGAAGCTACAAGCGCAATAATAGCTGTTGTACTTAAAGAAGATGATTGCCATAGCAGAGTCATTATGATACCGCCGAGGAACATCCAATAGGGGTTATGAATAAAATAATTTAGATGTTCTAAATTACCCATTGATTTCATACCACCCGAAAACATTTTTAGTCCAATGTAAAAAACTACCAAACCCACAAGAGCTGTGATTACTGGGTTACCTAATTCCATTTTTTTAACCTTTTTAATTAATTTTTTTGTGTGTTCCATTATGAGATATTTCTCATCCTCTCCACAAGTCTTTCAGCTCTTGCACCAACTTGGCGATACCATTGACTATCCACCATTTCATCGGCAGCTTCATTCCAGTTTCTGGAATCCACTCCCCGTTTCATTCCTACAAACTTGGAGAGCCTTGGTCGACCAAGATTGAACATCATATTAGCAATTATTTGCTGAGCTTCTTCTGGCAGAGTGTCAAAGTCTGAGTAAAGGATGTTGCAGTCTCGCAAGACTGTTTCGATATCCGATTCGAAGGCTTCAGCGCATCTGTCAGCATCAACGGGGGTCCCCACTGCAAGTCCGTGTTCTGGGTCTGATTCCGTAACCAGATGACCGATACCAAAAGTAGGATAACCAAGGTGGTCAAGATAAATCTCATAAACCACTCCTTCATCAATTTCTAATTGTTTTCTTAAATTATCAATATTCATATTAATTATATACCTTTTTTTTCCAAAGTTTTCTTCTATAATAATCTTCTCTATCTTCAAACATTTCTTCTCTTTGCTTTTTAGTATCTGATAAAACCCGTGAGTCGTATAAAGTAGTTTTCTCTTTCCAATTATCTCTTTTAATAGGTATAACTTGAACTATTGGAGTACCTTTTTCTAAAAGTATTTCAGAGTTTGGAAGTAAAGAAGGGATAACAAAAGGAAAATTTACTACATTTTTATACCTATCCGTATCAACTAAACCAACTAAAGGCATAATCATTGTATCAAATCTATTAGCACAAGGCAAAAATAGAGTAGAATAATTAGGAGGTGTTTCAATTCTCCAAGGATTCATAAATTTTATGATTGGTAAATCTTCAAAAGGAACTCCTGGAACTTGGGTTTTTGGGTGGATTTCAATAGGCTTTATTTTATCTAAAAGACTTTTATGAGAATCATTTAGATATCTTAAAGTTATCTTATTATCAGAATCTCTTTTAATAATTAAATCTATATGTAATAAAAAAGTGTATCCTGCTGTCATTGCATCAACAAAAGGAATGCACTTTTTTATTGTCTGTACATTATCCTCTCCATAACCAGGAAGATTCTTAAACCAGGAAGGCATAAGTTTAGAGCTTGGAATAGGAGGTAAAATATAATCATTAGGTAATTCTTTTACCAAATGAAATTTTATTGATTTGTCCATTCCTTTTCACACTCGCATTTTTTACACAAACAGGGTTGAGTTTTATCTGTCATACCAACTCCAACTTCTTTAGTACAAAAAGAGCCATAACAGTGACATTTATGCCCACAAGTCGCACAATATCTTTCTTCACCTCTCATAACAATATTCCTTCTACAATTATTTAGTACATAATTCGCATAAACAATGCTTACACACTACAATTTCTCCTAGTCGTTTATCCCAGGCATTATTTACTTCTTTTTTTAAAGAATTACCGCAATGAGACTCGTGTCCGCAGTTTTGGCATCTAGTCATCTACGCTTAATACCTCTAACATAAGATTGAGATTTGGGAGGAGATTTTTTTGAACCTTTTGGTCCTGCCCAATAAACTTTATCAGCCCAGTAAGCAGCGCTCATTTTTCCTTTTGCAATGTTTTTTGCATGACGAGCTTTAAAAGACTTGCGTGCTTCGGGAGAATAATTATGACCCATAGAAGAATCACCAAAATGAATTAACTTTATATTATCACCTTCTTTTGCTAAAACCATGCCTTTTTTCTTGGGACGATTGCTTCTGCGAGGTTTATTAAAGCCATCAAAGGTAGTACCTCTATACCTGATTTTTCCACTAGGAGTTCTTTCTACTCCGGGATATTTAGTTTTTGCCATCACTCGGCTCCTTATAACGAGATTTTATTTCTTGTACAATTTTCCACTGTTTTTGTGTTAACTGTGGATAAGATTGCTGTGCTTTTATACATCCAAGTATAAACTCTCGTTCTTTATCCGTCAATTCTTTTTCCTGAAAAAATCGTTGTAATTCTAATTTAATTCTTCTTGTCATCGTTCGTAGGCATTTGGTAAATAAAAGGATCAAGTTTTTTAAGTTTTCTCATTTTAAACCAAAATTTAATATTAAAAATAAACTCTTTAAACATATATATTTTCCTCTGGGGTTACACATAAAGTAACTCTATGTAAATTAGATAAATTTAATACTCTATGTTCTTGACTTGTATTAAGAGCATAACTATAACCATTTTTATAAATATACTTACGCCGATCTTTAAACTCTATAAAACTTTCTTGTGTTCTTATAGACGTTATAAACGATTTATTAAATGTATCATGATTATCATCTACATGCCAAGGAATAGAACACTTTGCTTCTAAGATAGAAATATAACAGTGCTGAATATTTTTAATTCCAGTGTGTTTATGGATAGTATCAAACCAAGATGCAACCTCTGGAAACTGAGTCATTATTGGAGAAGCTTTTCCTTCGACATAAATATCAAAACTTTTCCATTTAGGAGATAATTGATATCGAGTATTAAAAAAATTTTCAGAATTAGAATAAATAAAATCTATTTTTTCTGGATTTACTGATAATACTGGAAGCGGTAGTTGTTTACACTGCTGCATATTGTTGTAACCGTAGTTTTAAATCTGATAAAAAAGGTACAGCAGTAGTTTCAAAACATTGAGGTTCTTTACCATCAACAGTAATTAATACAACTATATTTTTAATACCTGTTCCATAAAGTTCATTATGAGCTACAGCATAAGCGCAACACTGAATAAAGTAATCTTTAATTTGTTTTACATATTTTATTTTTTTAGAGGTTTTAAAATCAATAATAGAGGGAGTGCCATTCCATAAACCTACCATATCACAACGCCCAGCATATTGATATTTATTGCTCCATAAAACTTGTTCTTGCCCCCAGATCTCAGTAACTCCCGACTCAGTAATCTTAATTAGATCTCTTGACATCTGAATTACATCAGAAGATTCCTTTTTTAAATCAGATAAAATATCTTCTCCATTAAAATATCGTTCTGCGTATTCGTGTACTAAAGTTCCCCTATCTGTAGCTTCTTTAGAAATACGAGCAGCTTCTTCTTCTCCTACTCTATCTTTCCAAGCTTGTAACCAAGCATTATTAGCTGTTTTTCCTAAAACAGTAGTAATACTTGGATAGTCTCCATCAGGAGTAAAATAGGTTCTACCAGTAGGTAGAGTATCTACACGCATATCATAAGTATATTCATATTTTTTATTATGCAGATTTAATATGTTAAAGTTTGATTTCATTTTTAAAGTGCTCTACCGTATTAACAATAGGTTTTCCTTTTGCATTTAAACTAGTATTAATTAATATAGGATGCCCAAGCTTAGTAGTAAAATCTAAAATTTTAGCAAGAAAAGCATTTTTAGTTTTATTAACTAACTGAAGTCTTGCAGTTTCATCGTGTGTTTTAAAAGGGCTATTTGGTTCGTTATAGGCGACATATAACATTTCGTAAGAAGGATAGTAAATATCAAAGTACTCTTCTGCTACTTCTTCTAAACACACAGGAGCATACGGTCTCCAAGAGTCATTTACTCTTCCTTTTAAATTATCTAATTTACTAACACAAAGAGGAGTAGGTAATGCTAGTAAACTTCTATTTCCTAAAGCACGAGGACCAAACTCAGCTGGACCATTAATAACAGGCACTATTTCTCCTCTAAGTAGTCTTTGTGCTATATCTTCTGGGTTTTGATTTAAAGAATCTTCATATCCTAAATATGCATTTTCCCAAATAGGTCTATCTAAAAGCCCCGCGGCTCCTAAAGCGCATCCCGCATCTCCAGCAGCTGGTTGAATTGCAATATGATCAAAATTAGAATACCTAATTAAATTAGTATTTGCTACACAATTTAAAGCTACTCCGCCGGCATAAGCAAGCTTGTTACAGGCTGTCTCTTTAAATAACCAATTAGCTAAATTAATTAAACAATCTTGTAATAGTTCTTGAGCGCTTGCAGCTATATCCCAATCAAGTACACCTTTACCAACACCCCTACGTAGATCTTGTTTTAAGGTATAATTTCCAAATTCTGTTTCTAAAAACTTTTCTTTCATATAATTTTTCCACTTTGGCTCTCCATAAGCTGCTGCGGACATTATTTTACATTCATCAGATAGAGGGACAAACCCTAATAAATTTGTTATAGTAGAATAAAACAAACCTAAACTTTCTGGATATTCAAATCTTTTTATCCAAGTAATTTCATTATTTTCGTACATACCTAAACTAGTAGAGTAGTTACCTCCAACAGAATCTACTACCAATACTGCACATCTATCCCAATCAGTTGTTAAAATAGAACTCATAGCATGACATTTATGATGATCCATAAATTCAATAGGATATTTTCCTGGTATTGCTTTTTTTATTTCTCTTTTAATATTTTGTCTTTCTA